TGCTACATGGAGACCTGCTCTGATGTGGATTTGTATTATAGTAATATTCAATAATTATATTCTCATGCCGTTTGCAAACATTATATTCGGCACGACAGTCCAATTAGACATTCCAGATCCTATGTGGAACTTACTAACAATCGGTGTTGGTGGGTATATAGCTGGAAGATCAGCCGAAAAAGTCGCTCAGAACTGGCAAAAATAGCGTTTTAAGAGCCATACAGGGGGTATTTAGCATACCCCTAGTATGATTTATCACTAAATATTCAGTAAGTTATTTATCTTATGGGGTACCTATATGCGTACCATAAACTTTAGGGGTGTAGCATATGTTATAATGCGGAGGACTACACCCCTTAGTGGTGTGAAAGGAACACCACAATGGACAGGTAGAAAACATACAAAGAACCTGTCCAAACTTTTAAAACTTATTGGTAGTTTTGGGTTCTGAGCACGTCTTTTAAAAGAGGGAACATTACCCCTTGGCACTACCAAAGCCGATTATTTACTCAATCACCATTTAGGCTTACACCTTCACTATCAACTTGGTACATGAGTAAAACTTTATTGGGGAGTACAGAATGCTATCGTATATCTGCATTAGGCAAGAAGCTATCTTGCACAGCTACTCCCCTTCCATATGGAAACTTAGAATGGTATATCTGTATCTTCATTCATTTGGACAGTTGCTGTTTCAGAATTATCTGATGCAATCTTATCCTTTGAACTTACGATCTTCAGATTACCAGTAAATCTTGGTACTACAACTTCAGTCGCATATCTTGTTTGACCTTCATGCTCATACTTTCTAGTTTCGAGCTGACCTTCAACAAAGATTCTTTGACCTTTCTTGTAATACTTCTCTACTATCTCAGCAAGTTTAGGATCAAATACAACAACATTATGCCATTGTGTTTTCTCTCTTTCTTCGCCGTCAACTTTGTATTTCTCATGTGTAGAAATACTTAGTTTAGCAAACTTGCTTTCTCTTGTGCTGATCTTAATCTCAGGATCATTCCCAAGATTGCCAATCAACATTACTTTATTCATCATTATCTACTCCTTTCATTGGTTTGATAATTTTATGGAAATTTTCTAGCCTACCTAGAACTTCTTTCCCCATTTCTATTCTACCTTTAAGGATATCGGTAGTGCCATCAGTCACTTCGTAGGCATCTTTCTCATCTTCTCTTATGCAAATTTTTATATCATATTCTAACTCATCTAAAAATTCTACGTATTTAGATAATGTGTCTGTCATAATTACCCCCAATAAGTTTCTATTTTACGTTGTTGATAATCTTCCCAATGATTATGTGTTGCTTCTCTAACACATTCATCTATTGTTTGATCTAACCAATCTCTGCCAAAACAAATTAGCATTATAGCTTTTTTGTAAAATGGAATTGATCTTTCAATGTTATCACATATTTCATAGTGATCTTCACCTTCATAATAGTTTGAAGTGTGGTCGTCTATTAGTTCTTCAGCCCAGCTTCTTATTGTCATTGTTTACTCCTTTGGTTTAACTGAAATTTTAATTTCATGTTTATTTAAATGAGAATGAGTATTATTACTAAAATAAAGTAATTTTCTTGAAAGTAGTTTTGCTTTCTCATCTTTAATTTTACTTAATCCTTTAGTAATAAATCTCAAATCATCAGCGTCTAAAAATATTTCTTCGTTTATTGCATTAAACATTTTATATTATCCTTTCTTAAATCTTCACGACACTACCTTCTTTGGTATAAACAGTAATAGGTTCTACTGTCTCTATCCAAACTTTTGCACCACATGAAAGAGGCTTATCAGGACTGTATACTAACTTAGTACAACCGTGGATAATCACTTCATTACCATAAGTATTACTCTTAGAAGTTTTTACTGTAATAACATCTTTCATATCATCAGGATTTTTTGCGTTGTGCCTAATGTTATGTTGGTTAATGTGTATTCTTTTTTTAATATGTAAATTAGCCATTTTTAATTTCCTCAATACTGACATCAATTTTATCTAAATCTGAATGGGTTTTTTTCCAAATAACCAATAAATCATTAACCATACGCACTGCATCATTTTTATCCTCTGCCTTAAATATAGCTTCGTAAAATACACGCTGGTATCCTATTGCTTTAAATTTTTTTATAGTCTTTTTCTTTGTTATCATTGTTTACTCCTTCTGGTAAATTAAATATTTTCCTAATCAAAGGCTTGGGTACTCTATAGTACCCATACCTCTTATCAAGATTTAGTCTTTGTTTAGACATATAGTGACCTATCACATCTAATATTTCATATGTGTCTAGTCTTACAGTACCATTTTTGTACCATATATCCATATATCTTCTATCAAATGTAGTTACCTGTTTGATATCATTAGGATCGAATATCATCTGGTTTTACCTCTTTGATTTTTGATGCTCTTTGGTCTGCAAATTCTTGTTTGACTTGTTCAATATATTTACTGCTGTCATGTAATCCAAGAAATACATCTGCTGACATACCTAGATGAGACATACATTTAGTCAATGCATCTGTCATAGCTTTCTTTGGAGCTTCATCATCTAGTTTACCATTACCTTTCTTCAAACTTTGAACTGAAGATACAGGTCCATAAAACTCACCAATATAATTGTTTGATGTATGTTTTACTTTCATTGATACTTCACAAAATACCAATGTATCTGTGTAATGATACTTAGCAACCCAGTTCCAGCCTATGCCAACAGGACCGAATACTTCAGTCATCTTGCCTATCTGCCACATTGGATCAATAGTCGTTAAGTCACCAAATCCTTTGTTTATTTTCTTTGTAAACTTTGGATCTGTTTTTTTAAGTTGGTCCCAATAAATCTTGGGATTGTTATCTTTAGTCATTATCATTTACCTTTCTTTTCCAACATATTGTGTATTTGCCGTCATGTTTTTTTCTGATCTCGGTGTCCTGAATAAAATCAAGAGCCAATAGTTCAGAAAGTCTAGGTCTAATATTATATATACTAGCATCTAGAATCTTTGATAAATCATGTGCTGAATAAATCCCTTCAGGATAATTATCAAAAATATCTTTAATTCTTTCTCGTAAAGATTTTGCTTTATTGTTAATTAGTTTTGCAGCTTCTTTACTGGTATTCTGTTGTTTGTACCCAGCGTTGTAGGGGTACTTCAATTCGTTTTCCTGTACCATTTGTCATTCCTTTCAGTTCTGTTACAGTCATTGCATTGAAATCCACATATTCTGGTGGAGCAATACCACTTTCAATAAATGAGTATAAGTGACTTTCTGCATATATAAGTTTCGTTATAAATTCATAGTCAGCTTTTATCTCAAATATTTTGTATGATGAATTACCACCAAAAACAGATAAATATGTCTGTTCAAAGTTTGTCATCATCATGTAGTGTTGTACCTGTGCATAATATTTCTCAGGTACTTTTGATACATTAAATAATGATGTATGTTTAGCTTCAAATACTTGTTGATTATCTGTTAGTCCGTCAACATTAGCATGAGCAAAATATAACTCATCATCTTGTATCAAACATCCTTCTGTTACACCTATTCCAGTTTGTTTGGTAAACCAATATCTATTAAATGGTTCTGTATTTATTCCCATTTGTACTGGTAAAATGTCAGATAAATCTTCTTGAATATAGTCATCTTGTTTAGATTTCCATACTTCTAACCATTTGCCTTCAGCAACTTTCATTGCATCAGTACCACCAATGGTCTTTAGATGTTTTCTTTCAGTAATATCATAATCATATGTTACCCCCTTTTGGTTTTTATTCTTTGTCTTATCTGTTGCTTTTTTTCTTGCCATGATTCTTGCTCCCTTCTGTATTTTTTAATTAAAAAATCTGCAATAGGATATGCTTTCCTATTTTCAGCAACTCGCTGAGATCTCAATGCCTGTGAAAAAGCTTGATAAGCATCATAGTCTCAATACCTATTAGCTAATTTACAAAGCCATTCTCGGCGTTTATTTCTAAAGTCAGGATTGAAGTCCGTCTGATTGTCTTGAACCAGATTCAGCTTCTTCAATATGTTTTTTATATTCTTCATTGTATTCTTCCTGTATTAATTTATTTAAGTACCAACCTGCTTTCATAAGATCTTCAAATTTGTTCTTATGTTTGTGTCTTGTTACATACTTTACTATATTTCCTTCAAGATAATTTAACTTATGACTAGTAATATAATCACAACATTGAATACCTTTTGTATAGTAGTCAGGATTGATTTTGTCCTTCATTTGTACCTCTTTCTGATAAAGTTATATCACAGTTTAATGCATCTGCCCAGCAACAAAATAAATATCCACTCGGTTTGCGAATGCCTACTTCCCATTTGGAAACCAGACCTCTGGCTACACCGAGCATTTCATCTAGATTGCTTTGGGTATACCCCAGCTTCTCTCTTGCTTTGACAAACTGAGGTATAACATCTCTGTAAAATTTTTTACCTAGAGCATACTGCATACCATAATTGGTATAGTATTTTATGCTGCAAGTAAAGTACCCCATTCTGGTGAGTTTATCATGTCAACTACCTTCTCAGATCTTGATCTGAACTTGTTAGCTGCAACACCTCTACCTTCAGGATGGCTAGCCCAATGGGTAGCAGTTTGATATACTGCATACATATTAGATCCATAACGTCTCTTATATGCTTCCCAATGAGATGACAGTTCTCTCATAGCGTATTGAGATACTGTTTGAACTAATGCAGTATCAACTTCAGCAATAGTAGACTCAAATAATGATTGAACATCTGACTCTTTTACTGGTGATATTGACATCTTCTCAAACCATTCTGGGTATTGATTAAAAGCATCAATAGCTGTTGATATATCTTTGGAAGTAATACTAGCTTTCTGTGACCAGTTCTTCTTTGACATACCTTTGATCTTCCATTTGGCATTGAAACAGCCATTGAGGCAGAACCAAATGATAGGTGCAAATATGAACTGTTCAGCCCAGCGAAGATTATAGGCTGACCAAGCCCATAGTCTGAGCTTCAAAGTGTCTTTTCCAAAGGTGGTGGTCATTGAGTTGAATGTAATCACTCTTTGAAATTTCCCACCATTATCAACAATATCGTCAATGACATCAATGTCATCTAGATCTATTGAGTTTGATTGAACTAATCCTTGATTAAGCATATTAACAAAATCAGGATAAGTCCTGAGATTTGTAGCACTAGCATTACTCATAGTAGCTACATAGGCATCGTCATTAAAGACAGCTTTCCTGTCTGGTATTTGATCCCATTCATCAGTACCAGTATTGTGATAATAAATATCACGAACATTGGGGATTATGGAACAATTATCACTTATGTGAAGTTGACTCGGTATTGAATGTGTCATATTATTTTCCTTTCTACAATCATTGTACCTTCTATGGTTAGGGGGAGAATATCCCCCTGACCTAAATTATCCAACAATCCTACTTAACTCTTGTTGAATTTCAGAAATTTGTTCAGCAATTTCATCAGCTTCATTCATATCAGCGACTAAATCACGTACATGATTTTCATGCCGTTCTTGTAATCTGTTGATATGCTTCAACATCTTACTCAATGCTTCTTGTTCAGACTCAATTTGATCCTGAACCATTTGCTTTACTTTTGCCATTTGCACTCCTTTCTTGTGCTGTTTTGAACATATTTAGTTCTGATTCTGTCAATGGTTCTTCAGCAATATTGTTTAGCTGAGTAATACAATCATCTATTTCTAACTTCATATCATTCATACGAATGGTTAGCTCGCTCACTTTTGAAGTGAGCGATAATATAGAATCAGTAACTTGTTTGTAGAATGAAAGCATAGCTTCGTCTTTATCCTTGCTGGGCATTTGCTTCTTCCTCAAACACTTCATCATTCTTGTTGATGTTCTTTGGCTCATCAACATTACCATAGATTGATCCTGTTCTTGGATCATAGATGTTACCAGCATCATCAACCTTGAACATTCTATTTCTTGAATGATGATATTGTCTCTGGTTTTGTGACATCTCACGTTCAAACTTATCAACCTTGTGGATGTTAAGCATTGTCTTTGAGAAGTCATTGTCTAGCAATACTCTGTAATACCAAACACCTCTGCCTTTGATGTAATCAAAAGCTTCAGCTGTAATTACAGAACGTACAGCTTTACTTGCAAATCGTAACGGATTAAACATTGTACACTCCTTTCGTTACGTGTAGATTATACGATAATCGCCTTGTTTTTCAAGGCTTTCTTCGTTCTTGTATGAGTCTGGTCCGTCATCAACGATCCAACCAGCTTCACACTCAACACAAGGTTCATCATCAATATATGCTTCACCTTTACAGTACATACATATAATCATGACCTTGAATCCTTTTTAAAGGCTGGAACCTGACTCCAGCCATATTTATCAATCAATATCTTTATGATATGTTTGAAATGTTTTACTTTAGTCATCATCTAACTCCTTTACTACATCTTCATAATGATAATTAGTTGACTCTATTGTTATTTTATATACCTGTTTAGGATCAGATATAAGTTTTACATCAAGTATAATACTCTCATCATCACCATGAAATCCTGTCACATACATATCACTATGATTGTTTATCATTGGATATATATGATCTAGAACTGTTATTGTTTTCGTTGTTTTCATTCTATTTTCCTTTCTGATAGAATACTTTGAATGGTTGATTAATAGGTTTAGTTTTATAAACCCTATTTTTATTTCTTCTCTTGCGTAATTTTTCATTACGAGATCTTTCCATTTCTTCTCGTAATGATTTGCTGACCACATCTAATTCTTTCTTGTAGTCCTGAATAGTAGAAGGGTATTGACCTCTTGGTCTCATACCATATAGATCCTTATACAGGTCACTGTAAGTGCTAGCGTAATCGCACAACATCTCGTCATATGTAAGTACAGTATGTGTATTTATATAGTCCATATTATTTCCTTTCTGTTTTTGGCGTTAGCCTTGGTACTCGGCGTGGTCCAGCGGTCGAACCAGCGTTAGCTGGAAACCGAGCATGGCGAGGTTTTTTATTATTTTAAAACTCACAAACTAATTTAGTTTTGAGTTAGTCATAATCTGTCAGACAAATTGTGGAGCTGAACAAACACTTTAAAAATAGGCGTTAGCCGTGCCACGAGTGGCATTTTTAATGTAGTTTGGAACGAACAATTTGTTTAAAAAGATTATGGTCTATCAATCAATCAGTCCAGCGTAGCTGGGAAACGAGCATGGCGAGTTTCAAATAAAAATAAAAAATAAACATAGGTATGCCTATATATGATTAGGACAATCTACATAGAAAAGCTATCTGCGTACAACAGATAGCTTATGAACTTTAGGTTAGTCTAGAACTGGTTCTAGTAGATGTGAGTAATTCTTCACCCATTCTTTTGCTTCAGCATACTTTTTAGCTAGCTTCTCTTTATTGACAGCGTCCTTGCTGTAAGGGACGTATTCCTTACCAAGCACTTTTTTGTAGAAGGTTGTATGAGCTTCTTTGCTGGTTTGTAAGATAGCGAGCGTATGCTTGAAGTTTTCTGCAATCCTCTGGAGCTTGGATGATTCTTTGTTGTAGATTTCCATTTGCGTCATACCTGCTTTTGCAGTACCAGCATTGGAATATCCAGCCTCAGTTGCCATGTTATCTTCATGTATTTTAGTCTTATCGACCTTGGCTTTGAAGGTATTTATCTTGAACTGAAGGTTCTGGATAGCAGATGAGAGCTGAACTTCTATGTTGAATAGATCGTCATGCTCAGTCTCAGGAGCGTACATCAGTTCTAGTCCTGACATTACAGCGTCATATTTTGTGCTGATAATGTGAGTTTGTTTGTCATTTGTTTTCATATTAGCCTTTCTTGAGTCGTATTTGTTACGATCTCAGGAAAAAGCGAGGGTAAAAGCGATCAAGCGCCCACTTGGGCGCAGCGCCTCGCCCTGCGATCGTTAGAAATATGGCGATTAGAAACGGATTATATGGAAAGAAATGCTAGCAAACTCCAGTATCAGGATAAAATATAGAGGCTGTTATGGAAGATCAGACTAGGAGTGTTGTTACGAGTCCGAGACTGTGCTAATGACATCATTCAACGAGAAGTTCTGCCTCATATGCATACAGAAACAAAGGAAAGAGAAATGGCTATCAAAACAGGGAGATAAGATTAAAATTCTGAAATAACATAATAGGCAAATGAGGATGGTAATATTCCATGATGTTACACAAATGCAACAGTATGACCTAATGAAATCACATAAAAAGAATTAACTTGACAAGCTCTAGGATTGTATATACGTACTACAAGTGTGAGCGAGCTTACGAACAGCAAAGATGATCTTACACCGAAGCAAAAGTGCTTAGTGGATACGCTCGTAGCGGAAGGATGCTCAATAAGAGAAGCAGCAACAAAGGCAGGTTTTTCAACAAAAGATGGGGGTAGAGTTAATGCATCACGTACACTACGACTTCCTAAAGTACAGAAGTATATGATGGCGCAGATAGCTAATTCCATGGGACTGTCCGCTATCGGAGCTAGTCATAAACTCATACAACTCTCTCAAACAGCAAGGTCTGAGTACGTGCAACTAGAAGCTAGTAAAGATATACTAGATAGAGTAGGTTTACGCACACCAGATAAAGTTCAGCACGCACTCGTGGGTAATCTCAAAGTAAACATAGATCTAACGTAATCTAGGGGGTGGGTTGAAAACTAGGAAGTGTAGTGAGTGATAAGTGTCTAACACACAACAGGGTAAAAAAAAGCTCTACTCCCCAAACCAGTTGATATACTGGTCGAGGGAACGAGACAAAGAACTAAAGGTATGTTATGTTTGTGGGGAATGGGGATGTTTTGCTAAAGAAACTAAAAGACTTAGTTATCAATATTATTTCGTATGTGGGAAGCACAAAGACCAGTAAAGAGCCTGATGAACACGCTCAGTACTGGGGTTGTGATCGCTATTAATAATACTTAGGAAATTTTTTGTATTGTTGGTAGTGAAGCATGGCTGCATACCAATCTTTTTTATATTCTGAACGACAATAGTATTCTAATTCAGATTCTTTATTAGGTTTAAATAAATTTACTAGAAAATTAACAGCTCTGTTGGTTATAGCATAATTATTCATGGTAGAAGGTATATAGTGTTATTCTTATTGTTGAATTATAAAGATCACATGGCTGTTATGCAAAAATTATACATTGTCAAGGCACATAAACTGTGCGTTGCTGATGTGAATATATATATTTAATATTTTACTTGACGCAATATAAGAGCTAATCTAAGCTAAACTTAGTCAGGTGATGACTGAAGCGTTGGGTGTTGCAACACTCTTATATTGGAAAAGGAGATATATATTATGCCAAATGTAAATGGAAAAAAATTCCCTTATACAAAAGCTGGAATGGCTGCCGCCAAGAAAGCTGCTAAGAAATCAGGGAAGAAGATGACAATGAAAAAAGGATATGGAAAGAAATAGTGACGCCTCATAATGAACTTATTCATAGAGCATTGAACTATCTTCAAAAACATGATCCAGAAAGCTATAAGGAAGCATTAAATTTTTTGTATGAAAATAATCCAACATTATCTATTTGGAAAAGAATACATGAAGAAGATAAGTTCCCACAGATATGCTGTGATGAATTAATAAAAATAGATTTAGATAATTAAAATGGCAAAAAGTAAAGTAAACCAAGCAGGTAACTATACTAAACCATCTTTACGTAAAAGATTATTTAATCAAATCAAGTCTAGTAGTGTACAAGGAACTGCTGCTGGTCAATGGTCAGCTCGTAACGCCCTGCTTTTAGCGAAGAAATCTAAAGCTGCTGGTGGGGGCTATAAGTGAAAAAGCCACAACGCAGTTTAAAAGCATGGGGAGATCAAAAATGGACAACAAAGTCAGGAAAGAAATCAAGTGAAACAGGTGAACGTTACTTACCTAAAAAAGCTATTCAAGCTCTTAGTGCAGCAGAGTATGCAAGGACTACAGCAGCTAAAAGAAAAGCTAAAAAAGCAGGTAAACAATTTAGTAAGCAACCTAAAAAAATTGCTTCAAAAGTAAAATCATATAGAAGTTTTAACTAATGGTACTAAAGAAACATCAAAGCCCTACTGGTGGACTTAATCAAGCTGGTAGGGATTATTTCAATCGTACCACAGGTTCTAAATTAAAAGCACCTGTTACTGGAAAAGTTAAAAGAGGGTCCAAAGCTGCGAAGCGTAGAAAAAGTTTTTGTGCTAGAATGTCTGGAGTCAAAGGTCCAATGAAGGATTCTAAAGGTAGACCAACCAGAAAAGCACTGGCTCTCCGTAAATGGAAATGCTAATTGAGTAGTAAAGCAAAGCGTAAAGGTACAAGAGTAGAAAACGAAGTCGTCAAACTGTTCAAAGACTTAGGGTTTGAGGCTAGAAGGCAACCTATGTCAGGTGCTTTAATGGATTTTCCCCATGATGTACACGTTCATGATCTATTTGAAGGAACAAATATAGAAGTCAAAGCTAGAAACAATGGTCAAGGCTTTGCCCAATTAGATAACTGGAAGGGTGGAGCTGATATATTGATATTGAAAAAAGACTTTGAAAAACATAATGTGTATGTAGAATGGGATTTTTTTAAGGAGTTACTTTATGTCTACAGACAACATAGATTCGGAGGTCAATCTAGAGAACAGAAAAATCTTTCAAATAAGTTGGGAAGAACGTCAAGCTCTAAGAAAGATAGTAAGAAAGGTACATTTAAAATTCCTTCCAGAGAGTTCAATAGACAACCGAGAATGCGACAAGATGATAGAAAGTCTTGGTCCAGCTATCAGAGAAAAGTTGATAAAAAAACACGTAGACAAGCTATAAAAGATGCCAGAGCTAAACTACAAGCCCAATGGCGAGGTGTTAAAGACATTTCTCAAGTCTGATGATTTCTTCAGAGGACTAAGAGGACCAGTCGGATCAGGTAAATCAGTTGCTTGTTGTATAGAAGTATTTAGACGAGCATTACAACAGAAACCTGCACAGAATGGAAAACGAAAATCACGCTGGGCTGTAATAAGAAATACTAATCCTCAGTTAAAAACTACTACAATCAAGACATGGTTAGATTGGTTTCCTGAACAAGAGTTTGGAAACTTTGCATGGTCAGTACCATACACACATCATATCCATGTTGGTGATGTAGAATTAGAAGTTATCTTCCTTGCATTAGATAGACCAGAAGATGTAAAGAAGTTATTGTCATTAGAGTTAACAGGAATATGGATTAACGAAGCAAGAGAACTACCTAAAAGTATTATTGATGCCTGTACTATGCGTGTAGGCAGATTTCCATCTATGAAAGATGGTGGACCTAGTTGGTATGGAGTTATAGCAGATACCAACGCACCTGAAGAAGATCATTGGTGGGCTATTATGGCTGGTGATGTACCTACTCCTGAACATTTATCTAGAGAAGAATCATTAATGTTAGTCAAACCTGATGATTGGTCGTTCTTTACACAGCCAAGTGCTATGATTGAAAATAAAAATTCCAAAGGTGAATTAGAAGGATATGATAATAATCCTAAGTGTGAGAATGTTTCTAATCTAACAGAAACATATTATCCAAATATTATCAAAGGTAAGACTAAAGGTTGGATAGATGTCTATGTTATGAATAAATTAGGATCTATTGAAGAAGGTAAACCTGTATATCCTAGTTGGAAAGAAGATGTACACCTATCCAAAGAGAAACTAGAGCCATTAAACACAACAATATTTATTGGGATAGACTTTGGACTAACACCTGCTGCTGTATTTGGACAGAAACTAGCTGATGGTAGGTGGTTAATCCTTCATGAACTAGTTTGTTTTGATATGGGTATAGTAAGATTTACAGAATTATTGAAAACAGAGATAGCAAAACTATTTAGAGGCGAGGATATAGAGATATATGGTGATCCTGCTGGTGATTTCAGGGCGCAGACAGACGAAAGTACACCATTTCAGATACTAAGATCACATGGATTGAAGGCTGTACCAGCTCCAAGTAATGATGTAGCTTTGCGTACAGAGGCTGTAGAAGCAGCTTTAAACAGAATGGTTGATGGCAAGGCTGGATTTTTGCTAGATTATACCTGTATCAATCTTAAAAAGGGTTTTAATGGGGGTTATCACTATAGGCGACTGCAAACATCTGGAGATCGCTATGATGAGAAGCCTATGAAGAACAGATATTCCCACGTTCATGATGCATTGCAGTATTTAATGCTAGGTGCTGGTGAAGGTAGATCGCTTATGGCACAAAATGCTAGTAAGCCTAGAGTAATTAAAACAAGATCTTGGAATATATTTGATAATAAAACTAGAAAGAAAAGTTTTTGGCAAAACAGAAAAGGTTTATAGTCTTTTTTCTAGAGAATGAAGATTATCATAGATCCATAAGGTTTTTTCGTAAAGGATTCAAGCATTGTGGTGTATTATACTACAGCGAAGTAACCAAACATTGGTATATTGCTGAATATATATATGGTCAATTCTTACTAGAAGCATTATCATCAAAGGAATCTACAGCTTTCTTTCAGTTTCTAAAAAACAAAAAGGCTAAATGTTTAAATGGTGAAGCTAAGTTTAATCATACAGGCTTTCCAAGCTTTATGAAGTCTTGGATTAAAGAACATAGTTGTGTAAGCTATGTACAAAGAATACTAGGCATGAATAAATGGTGGATATTTACACCATATCAATTATATTGTGCGTTGAAAAAAATGAATTTTTATGAAATAGATTGAAAACATGGGTAGTTTAATGGGAACAAAGACTCCACCTAAGTCAGCTTATGAATTAGATATGGAAAAAAAGCTTGAAGAAGAAAAAAAACAAGCTGAAGAAACAAAAGCTCAAAATATATTAAAAGCAGAAAAAAGAAAAAGAAGACAGCAAAGAGGAATGATAGGTTCTAGAAGTTTATTTACTAGAGCTGGTGGTAGAGGATTCTATGCTGAAGGAAAAGAAATAGATTAATGGGCAGTCAAAACGGATCAGGTAGAGGTAGAGACAGAGGTATTGGTGGCGGACAAGCACAAGCTATGCTTGGTAGTGGTACACAAGGTGGGTTGACACAAACACAAGCTCAATCTACTTTAGCAAAAGACATTGCACAAAAAGCAGATGAATATGCTGCTAAAAAGTTAGGCATAAGAACTGTAGGTCCACCAGATCAAACAAAAACAGTTTCTATGAAAGAAACAGATCAAATGTATGGAACAGAATATGCTGATGCTAGAAAAGAATATTTACAATCAAGAGGCATAACATACAATGATGCTACATCTACACAATTAGAAAGAGAAGTTCAAAACATTGGAACTAATACACCACTATCTGAAAAGATGTTTGAATCACAAAAAACTTTTGCTAGATCTGCTTTAGGTATTTTATCTGCTATGACAGGTAGTTCGCTTTTAGGTGGAGCTGCTTATGGAGTAGGAAAGAAACCTTATATAGCAACTGTAGGAAGATCTAGTACATCAATATCACAATCTAGAGGTAGAGATAAAACACCAACTCCACCAGTAGGAAGTAATATTAGAACAACAACTACTGATAGCCAAAAAGTAAATCAGAAAGCTACTCGTTTAAGAAAAGCTTCTGCTGATGATGAAAGACAATTTATGACATCTTCAGGTAAAACTATTAGTGGAAGAATGAAAGGATTTCTAGCTAACTAATGCCATACGTACCAGTATTTGAAATTAATGATGAAATAAATTCTAGTTCTCTTGATCCAAGAGTAAGAATGTTTTTAAAGAAGTATCAGGAAGCTGAACAGATACACGATCATTGGAAAGATAAATATGAAGAAGCATATGAATACACTATGCCTCAAAGAGAATCTTTCTATGAAGAAACTATTGGTGAAAGAAGAACTGATAAGATCTTTGATGAAACTGCTGTTGTAGGCATACAAGAGTTTGCTTCCAGACTACAATCAGGAATGGTTCCAACATATGGAAGATGGGCTAACTTAGAAGCTGGTGTAGAAATACCAGATGAAGTAAAACCACAAATTAACGATCAGTTAGATGCTATTACTAGTTATATATTTGAAGTAATGGCAGGATCAAACTTTAATCAAGAAGTACATGAAGCGTTTATGGATCTAGCTATTGGAACTGCTGTTCTTCAAGTAGAAGAAGGTGATGCAATTAATCCTGTAAAGTTTACAGCTATACCTTTACCAAGAGTTATGTTGAACAATGGACCAGATCAAAGAATAGATACTGTGTTTAGAAAAAGAACTATGTCTTACAAACATCTTTCTGTTGCATATCCAAAAGCAGAGTTTGGTGAAAGAACTGCTAAATGCATTATGGATTCACCAAGCAAGAGATGTATTGTTGTAGAATGTGTAACTAGACTCTACGACAAAAATAATGAAGAAAGATATCTGTTCCAAGTATTAAAAAAAAAAAAAAAA